TTTGCTCGTGCACCAAAGCCTTTTGTACCGGGGTTCAATGGTTTTTCAGGTCTAGCATTAACTTTATCTAAATACTGATCTATACCAATTTGTCTATTTCTCTTATCAATGTCTTCTTGTGAAGGTTCGCCTTCTTCAAATGCCCATTTTGCAATATACTCGCCTAGCAACTCTCCGCCTAGAGCTCCTAGTCCAGCACCAATTACACCAAAAATTAACGAACCCCACGGCCCGCCGAATGCACCAATAATTGCGCCGGCCGTGCCGCCAACACCAGCACTCATCATTGATGCTAGGAAACCGGCGACTGCTGCTTGCTTGTCTTTTTGAGTTGAGTTAGGATTATCTATTAGTCCAACAAGCTGAGTGAACTGATAAGCTGTAAATCCGATACCCAATGCGCCAAGTCCTTTAACAATTTTATTAGCCACCTTTGACATTTTAGGATCTGCGGCTGAACTAGCTGCAGATGTAGATGTAGCACCTGGAGATGGAGTAATACTAACAGGGCTTTTCGGAGTAGGCAAAAATTTACCTGTTTTAGGATCGCGCATTCTGCCCGTTTTAGGATCAATTTTAGGCTGCTCAGCGGTTTTACCTGGAGCACCCGGCGTACCTGGAGCTGGTGCTCCTGGCGCACCCGACGGCGGTGCTCCTGGCGCACCTGGCTTTTGCCCTGCCGGTGGTGTAGCTGTTGGAGGTACCGGTACCTTTGGGCCTTTATTCATTGCATTTATTATCGCTGCAACTAAATTAGCAAGTCCACCCAAGCCACCAAAACCTATTAAACCTGCTAGCCCAGCAAGCATAGCTAAAGGCGTACCGTAGTCTTTTAAAAAATTGTTTATAGAAGCAGAAAAATCAGTAATGCTTTTTCCAATCCCGTCAATACTAGTTTGTAATCTAGCAAGCGTACCTGGAAAATCGGATAATGCTGAACCTATTCCGGGTAGACTCTTAGCAAAAGGACCAATGTTCTTTTCAAACTCTGTAAATCCACCACCAGTTTTTTCGTCAATAAAACCTTTTAGAAAATTGTAACCTACAAATAAACCTGCGCCAGCTAGCGCAAGATTTTTAAATGATAGTGCGCTACGAATAGCGTCACCCATAGCGTTGATTTTTTTGTTTTCTGATTCTGTTACTAATTTGCTCTTTGACTCGTCGTCATCTTTTTCAAATTTAGTTTGCTTTGGTTCAATTTCTTTAAATTGCTCCTGTGTTTCAGCTTTCTCAGCCGCTTCTTTAGCTAAGTTAGTTTGAACTTTTAGAACTTCGGCTTGTGTAGCTATGTTAGTAGAAATTGTTTTAAAAATATCTTGGAATTTACTCAACTCAATTTTCACAGAACGTATCGAATTAGTCCCACTATTTCTATTGAGATCACCTTCTCTTTTAAGTCTATCGACTATTGCTAATGCGTCTGCTGATAATTCTGCCATTTGTTAAATTCCTATTTTTCTTTTTGTTTTTCTATCCAGTCAACAATCATACCAAAATAAAGATCTCTTTCGTACGGTAACATATTTTCAATTTCAGATATTGAATACTTATGATGCTGAGCCATAGCGAACACCATCTGATAATATTCGCCCAAGTTTATATGGCACAACGTTACATAAAAAAAGTTCGCATTCCTTCAATGACAAATGTTTGTTCCTTACCTTCTTTATTTTTGTATTTTAATTCGTGTCTTAATCGTGGCATGGTTTCAAAAAATGTTTGAATATGCTTTACTACCTCGCCAGTTACGCCTTCCATAAAAGCGTCAACTTCTTCTGGTTTGTAATCTTTAAAATAATGAATCTCGTCTTCCGATGCAACATTATCTAAACATGAAACCATGATATAGTAATTAACTAATGGATCTGTCGCGTCCATATTTGAAATATCGATATATTGATCAATCGACGGATATCTTAAAAATAACGTGTACTCTTCGTTAATTTTAATTTTATTAGTATGATCTTTATCTTTTACTAGTTGAATATTTTCAATGTCTAGTTCTAAAGTTACTGACTCTTTTGTGTCTGGATCCCTAACATTAAAGGTCATAGTATTATCTACTGATCTAGATCTTAGAATAAGCAAAACATATTCTAAGTCAAACATTGCCAGATTACTAATGTCTTTGTCTATTAAACAATTATTAACAACTTGCTTGGTTGCTAAAATTTCTTGTTGCGCATCTTTTGATTCCTGAGCAACTAAAAGAATCTTTTCTTCTTTAACGGTAAAAGGACGATATTTAACCTTCTCACCAGTTGAAGGTAATTCTAATTCAAAGATCGGTAAGTCAATCTTAGGTAAAGCCATAATTTATTTCTCCATTATTTAAAAAAGTGTTTTGATTCTACGAACATTGTTATTCACTATAGTGTATTTGTTAACAGCATCTTGAATAGATTGTGGTACTAAGTCTTGTCCAATCAATTGTCCTACAGCACCAATTCTGTTAATTAGTCCTAACAAGCCATTACCTCTTCCAAAACGAGCAGTAGGAGAACCTATTCTTTCTCCGGTGTATTGAATTCTATCGTATTGAAAACTTACTGGTAGTACGCTAAAAGAATCGTTGTTTTCCCAAGCTAAATCTACGTCACCAATCGACATAGGATACGCGTTATCTAAAATAACTTCGTAGTATTGACCTGACACATCATAGTTAGTAGAGTATTGGCGAATGATAATACGACAAGAATAATCATCTTTATAACCAATTTCGTGTGGTAATTTACCATTTACTTCTGAAAAAGAACCAGCTGATGTACCATAGTTTACAATGTTTTGCGCCCAAGAATGGAAAAACGATAGTACTTGATGATCAGAGTCTAACATAAAAATAGCAGCAAGCGGCTCTGTGTTAACAGTCATTGGCTGCATTCTACGAGCCTGCGCCACGTGTTCGCTTGATGCCGAGTTAAATATAATACCCGGGATGGAAGCATTTTTGCAAAAGAAAATTAGATCTCTAGAGTTAGTTCGTGATCTAACATTTCTAGGTCTTATGATTTGGACTTCAAACAACGAACCACGCGCCGGTCCACCAAACCAGTCTAGCTGTGCTTTAAATTCGTTTATTCTAAATGCCATTATTGTCCTCTTACGATTTTTCTAGAATCAGCATATACTTGTGATGCAGTAGCTCCAACAAATTTCTGAGTTGGTAAGAACAACGCAATATCCCATTCAGTAGGATTAATATACGCTGGTTTACTTCTTACATGTGCATTCAAATAATGTTTAATACAGGGTTGAAATTCTTTAAATTTAGCAGCACTGTTTAAAATTTTATATGATGCAGTTAGTCTTGTAGTCTCATCGAAGTTTTTGTTGTTTAACACGGTATACAATTGATCCATTAATTTTGCTCTTAAAATCGGTGGCAAATAATGCATATTGATCCCAAGGAAACCACCCTTTGCCTTATTTATTGGAAATATTAATGGAAATCTATCGTAGTATGGTAATGTGTCTTTATGTTTTGGGTCATAAGAAAACAAATACATGTTACCCATTCTAAATCTATCGTCTTGAGTACGATTAGTGTCGCCTGCTAACTCTTTAATAAGTCTATCACCTTGAGATCTATTTCTAGAAGTTCTAGTAATGCCTTTAGCTTGTTCACGATACCATTCTCTCGCAGCAGCAGATCGTGCAGGAACTTGTCCAGCACGAATACCTCTTAAAAGAATCTCATCAAATATTGCCGCCATTTATTTTATTCCTAGTTGATCTTCTGTATAAATTTGAAATTCCCAACCCTTTGCAGCGCAATACGATGTAGCTGCTTTCCATTTTGCGTCATTTATGCCCCAGGTTTTAACTTCGTTAATATACTTTCTTGAAGCTCTACCTTTTTCTGTTCTGCTTTTACTTATGTCGGGCGGCCTAGTTTGATACTTAGGCTTAATTTCAATCATTAGCGTTTTAGCGCTGCCGTCCGGCATTTTACTGTGTACTACTACGTCTGGAAAATATCTATGTCTTTTACCATCTATAGGTGATAAGTAAGGTACAATAACTTCTTCAGACTGCCACCAAATAACATCAGGGTGCACATCCAAGTATCTAAAGAATTTAAACTCCCACATGGAGCGATAAATAACTCTGGTTGGATCACCCTTGTATTTGTTTGGATTTTTCGGTTTAAACCTTCCGCTGTATGCCAAACTTCACCCCATAATTTGTTATAAATAGAAATATAAATTATTTATAAGGAAAAGGTAGACGCCTCTCATGTCATTCTTTCGCACCAATACTAGTAGACCAGAGTCATTCCGTCAGAAGTTTGAAAGAGCAGATGCGTCCAATGGAGCCTTTGTGAGGTTTCCAGATAAGCCGTTTCCACATACAATGCTTTTGGTTTTTGAAGAATATGATTATAAGAATTTTGCTAGCTTTAAATCGTTGTTAACTAACGAAGGATACGGTCGTGGTAACAGCACCTTTGGAATTTCTGCTAATAGACAATCAGGCGTTAGTTTAAGATCTGTAAAGTCAATTGAATTACCTTTTCCAAAACAACTACAAGATTCTAATGCTTTGATAGTCAATGGATTTCAAAGAGATCCACTAATCGAAGGTTTAACGCAGCAGATAAACAACTTTACTAAAAGCGGTCAAGGAACACTTGGAGATATTCCGGGGCAGATTCAAGCAGCCGGCGCAGCAACAGCTAAAGCGCTTGGTGGTTTAATGAATGGTGGTGGCAATGCAGGCGCAGCAATTCAAGAAGCTGCTCGAGCAATTGGAGGGACGTCTACAGCAGATGCGGCTAGTGCTTCAATGTATTTGCTAAGAAAAATTCTTCCTGACGCTATTGGAAGATCTGTAAATCTTGCAACTGGCCAAGTTTTAAATCCAAGAGAAACATTAGCATTTGAAGGTGTTCAATTAAGACAACATCAGTTTAACTGGGATTTGTATCCTAACAATCCGCAAGATTCAGCTAGAATACAAGAAGTTATTAACATGTTTAAAAAATCGGTACTTCCTGTTACACAAGATCTTGGTACTGGCGCAGCAGGAATAGCAGAAGCATTTTTACGTTACCCTCACATCTGTAAAATATATTTACTTGGTGTAGATACAGAATACTATATGAAATTTAAACCCGCAATGATTACAAGCTTTAACGTTGATTATGGTGCTGGTGGTACATTAGGTATCATGCAAGGTGGCCGTCCAGCTGGCGTTAATATTGCAATATCACTACAAGAATTACAAATTGAAACTGCTAATGATTACGGCGCGCTTTCACCAGATGCTGCTAAAGGTATTCCGCCGCAGTTTGTACCACCACAGGCAGGTGAACTATGAGATACTTTGAAAACTTTCCAACTATAGATTATGAAGGACAAAAGGTAAAAGACATTACTCGCAGAAGTTCTTTTACTGAGTTTGTTTCCGCTAATCCAATGCTGTATTTGCCTTTCACTATCAAAGAAGGCGAAAGACCAGAAGATATAGCAAACTATTATTACGGTTCAACAGATTTTACTTGGCTTGTTTATATGTCGAATAATATCATCGATCCTTATCATCAATGGCCAATGGCTGAACAAGACTTTAATAATTATTTAGTTGCTAAATATTCTGAAGAGTCTGGCAGAGTTGGAGAAGAAGTGGTAGAATGGACTCGCGAAGACAACGGTGATAATATTATATACTATTACAGAGAGGTTTGATAAATGGCTATTGATATTATTAAACTAGCACCAGAATCATTTAGGACAATTTATCTTCGTAAAGAAGATCGTGTTATTTTACGCACAGAACAAGGTCGTAAAATTATTATTAAGCGTATCATTCCAGATGAATGGCGCGAGTGGAAAGTATACGATCAAGAAGTTGCTATGAATGATAATAAAAGAGAAATATTTCTTATTGATAAAGCGTATTTGCCTATTATTACTAATGAATTTGCAAGAAAAATAAGAACTAGCTAATGTCAGACTTTAATCCATCAGTTTGCGAAATACAAAAAGCGGAAATTATTTCGTATAACAATACAACAAAAAGAGATATTACTTCAAACTTTATTGGAAGGTTTGAAATAAATCAATCTATGGACGCGGTTGCGTACAGTGGGTGGTTGTTTGTTGTTGATACTATCGGTATTCTTGATGGGCTGCCAATTAGAGGAGAAGAAACTCTAAACCTTTGGTTAAAAGGTATGGACCTTGGAACTGAAGTTAGATTATCTACAAGAATTCATAAAGTTTCAGATATTACACCAACACAAAGTTCTAATGGTGTAACATATAAGTTGCATTTTGTTTCAAAGACTACTTTTAATTCTACTACAAAAAGAGTTACCGAAGCACATGTTGATACTGTTAGCACTATGGCTTATAAAATGTTTAATTCGTATTATGCTAAACTTGGCTTTGGCACTTCTAAGCGTGATAATGACGGTAAGAAATTGTTACCTTTTAATAGTTATCGTTATCCTATTATTGATGAGCCGACAAGACAATTTATTGTCCAGCCAACTTACCCATCAACAAATTTAATTATCCCAAGATTAACTCCGTCTGAAGCAATGTTTTTTGTTGCTGCTCGTGCGTATAATCCGGACACTCCTTCTCAAACCTTTAGATTTTTTGAAACTTTAGAAAATTATTATTTTTGTACTGATGAGTATTTCTTAAAAGGTATCACAGCCGAGGATGTAGTCCCAATGTATTATGCACCAATTGTTTCTTATGACGCAGTTAACGCAGCAGGTCAGCTAAACAGAATAGAAACATTGCACGTATTATCAAAAGGTATTGATACATCTACAGACTTATTTTCTGGATCTTATAGAAATGAAGTTATTGAAATAGACCTTATTAGACGAAGATTA